ACCTACCTACTGAATATTTATCAGGGTTATTTAAAACTCCTTCAAACCTATCTACAACTTTACTTGAGTATGCCATTTTAAAGTGGTGGTTGTAGTTGTTTCATTTCAGTCAAAGTTTCTAAACTCTGTCCTGCCATCTGATAAAAGCCTTCTATGTTATCTGATAAGATACTATCTGTATAAATAGATGTAGGTTCATACCACACATCTTGGTCCGGCATTGTAACTAACCTATAGTTATTAAAGTTAGGAACAAACCCCATGTAAGCTATGATAGTATTTTCTGACCCATACTGTCCTGTTTCTTCTTGTTGAGCTTGTACATCTTCTTGTGCAGCTTGTAGGTTTTGTGCTATAATATTTTCTACTAGCTGTTCAGCATCCGTATCTCCACTGTTAGAAACAGACACATCAATTTGATTTTGAATACTATTATTTGTATTAGTATTAGAACTAAATGTTGTGCTTGTTACAGAACTCATATTAGAATCTACTGAGTTTGTTGAAGTTGCAGTAGCTGTAACCGTTGTACTCATGTCTAATAATTGATTTGTTTGTGCAGTCGAAGATGAAAACTGGTCAGATATACTAGGTGAATTACTAATACTTCCTGTTGCACTAGCTGATGTTGAACCGGATGTCGATAAGTTTGAGCTAGAGTTTGTTGATGTATTACCACCTGTTGTCGTGTATATGCTTTCTCTTGCTGCTTTAATTGTAGATGCAACAACAGCTAACGACTTTTCTTTTGTTAAACTAGAACCTTTTTCTTCAGCAACAAGTTCTTCTTCCTCTATCTCTTCTTCTATAACTTCTTCTTCTTCAACAAGTTCTTCAATAAGTTCTTCCTCCTGTTCCTCTGCATACGCAAGTTCTTCTTCCACAATTGTCTCTTCCTCAAACCACTCCTCCATTTCTTCAATAAATGTTTCTTGAAATACAAACTCTTCAATCATTAAATCTTCAATAGGTATAAAGACTTCTTCGTCACGTATGAATGGTAGAGGTTCTATAAATTCTTCTAGTGGTTGTAGTTGTTCAAAGATTATTTCTTCTACAAATAAAACTTCAGGTTCTTCAAAGATGTCATACTCAAATTCAAACACATACTCTTCAAAGATTTCTGGCTCTTCAAAAGTGTCATACATGTCATACTCTTCATAACCATAATCAAACAGTTCTTCTTCGTATCCGTAGTCAAAGTATTCTTCTTCTTGGTAATAACCAATATCCATTTCTTGTGTATATCCGGGACAGAAAGGACCGTACTGTGGGTCTAAATCACATTGGAGGTCGTCATATGCATCCCAATAACCTGCACAACTTACATCGTTTAGTGGATTACTACAATCAATAGTTTCACTTGTACCATATAACGAACCACCATCTTCTAACAAAGTATTGGATGTGGTGTTATTCCAGTTAGTACTTACACACGAGCTGGTGTTTGTTGTACCTGTATTACATTCATCGTGAAACAAGTATTGATAGTAAGTATTTGAATCTTTTTGTTGACCAATAAGAACATCGTGCTGTATAATATCTAAGTCTCCATACCTAAAATCAAATGTAGAGTTGGTCCAAAGTATTACTTCAAAACTGTTATCAGTATTACTACGATTATACTCACGCATGTCGTACCAGCCAAAGACTGTCTTATCGCTAAAGTTCTTTGCTAACATCTTAGACTGATTATCTCTAATGAGGTCAGTCCAAAACGGAAACAATGTGTAGTTGTATTGTGGAAGTGGGTCAGGTGTAAAATCTTGACAAAAATTATTATTATTTACATTACCTGTGCCTAATCCAAAGTGAAGGCAACCATTAGTAGCCATACGAGCAGAGGTAAATTGTTGGTCGTAAAAAGTAAACGTAAAGTCTAAATTAAAAGCAGATGAAAGCTGGTCGTCACCAACATTAAAATTAGTAGTTCCTGATTCGTTTGTGAGGTCTACTAAAGACTGATTGCCTTCATAGATATACTGTGCTGATAAATTACTTGTAAGTAATAAACAACATATTATTTTAAAGCAGCGATACATTCTCTTTTCTTTTGGGTAGAAGAGTGCCAAACTTGCTTACATCTTTGTACTTTTTCTTTGTACCATACTTTATAATCAGGTCGGTCTTGTTTGTTTTCAGTCCAAGCAACTGTAGCTTCTTTACCTATTTTACCTCGGTAAGGGCAAGGAGTTCCAGCCATTTCCATAGCTGTAAAAACTCTTGGGTCTTGACAAAGTATAGAAACTGAAGCCACTTTCATACCGGTATCATAGAGATACTTGGAAAGTTTTAAGCGTTCACAGTTCTCGTCAGTCACAGTTCGACCTGTAGAAAGACCAAATACTTGCCCTTGAAAAGCTCCTGAACGACCTACTGTACATAGGTCTTGGGAATAACTCATAATGCTAGGTGCAATCGCAGAAGCAGGAGGTGCTTCACTCTTAACATTCTGATTAATTGTTTGGGTAGAGTTAGACTCGTTAATATTTCTATTTGTATTATCAGACTTAGTATTATTATTATTAGTATTTGTGTTATCAGTTGTAACATTAGATTCAGATGTGGATTGATTAATGTTAGTATTGTTATTTGTATTAGTATTATTACTTGTAGAATTACTTGTGTTGTTTACATTTTGATTTACTGTAGAGTTTACAGTAGATGTAGATGTAGACGTAGATGTGTTAATGTTGTTGTTAGTATTGGTATTATTACTGGTAGATGTGGAATTATTAACATTGTTATTTGTGTTAGTAGATGTATTAACATTAGTATTGTTATTAGTTGAAGTGTTTACATTAGTATTAGAATTTGTATTAGTGTTTGTATTTGTATTTGTGTTAGTATTATTATTTGTATTTGTGTTTGTAGTGGTTGTTGTATTAATTGTAGTCAAACCATTATCTTCACAATACTGTGTACCGGACGTACAGTTACCTGTAGGTGCAGCACTTAACCCAAACGACAATGTAATTAAACCTAATATAAATAATGGTCCAAAAAATCCTCTATTTAAATCACCCCTTGACACTTTATCTCCTATTTTTCTTTTGTGTGTGATGCTCCAAAGTAAAAACTAATTACAGCACTAGCTAATCCACCGAGATAACCTAATACTAAATTAATTAATGCTTCAGAATTTTGTTCGGGTGGCTGTAGTGTTACTAGAAATATGTAGCCCATAAATCCACCAACAACAGCAATACCCATAATTCTAGCTGTCCAATCTTTACTAAACTTTGACCTAGCATCTTGCCCATCAGCTACTTCTAGTTTAAATACATCTACATCTAGCTCTTTCATTTGAACTTCAAAAGCATTTTCAGCTTTTTTAAGTTCAAGCATTTGTTCAGGTGTAGCTTCTGCAATAGCTTTCTCTATAGACTTAGGATTGTTAGGACAACCTAATACTTCAGCTATCATATTAGCAGCCATGCCACCCATAGGACCGCCTAAAGCAGTACCTAGTGTTGGTGCTACTGCACCTACTATATTTTTTAACATTCCTTTCATCTTAGTCTCCTAGTGTTAAAGTTGATTCCAATAATTCATTTACAGAATCAATTAAGTAATTTGGTAAATTGTCAGCTAAGATTGCATCTTTATCATGAGCAAGCATATAGGCTTCTAATAAATCTTCATATATAGGTCTAAAATCTTCGATTGTTATCCAAGGTTCATTAGACTTAGTACGAGCTTTACAGTCGATTCTGTAAGCAACATCTAATTGTTTTTCAGTGTATAGGAGCATTATACTTGCCCCATTACAACCTGCTGTAACTCCCAGCTACGTCTGCCTACTTGTCCGTACCATCTACTGTCTTGCATTTGTCTAGCCATTTCAAACCAGTTATGTTCTCTACAAGCTTTCAACATGTTTCGGAACTTTGAAAGTCTTGTACCACCTAAGTTAAAACACATGTTGACTAAAACACGCTGTATAGGTTCTGGTAAGTTATCAAATTCTTCTCTACTTCCAAATACATGTATTGCTTCTGCATAATGTTTTTTAAAATCATCATTGTAATACATGTCAACTACTTCTTGTGATACAGGCGTACCTACTTCCCAAGCGTATTCAGGGTCATTAGGTTGACACAGATGACCAACTCCTAGAGTCTTATAGCCTAAACTATCCATATAAATCTCTAAGACTTCGCCCTCGTGTCTTTTGATTTCAGCTTTACATTGTTCTATATTCATTCGTCATCTCCAAACCCAAGTCGTTTCATTTGTTCTTGATAAGGTTCTCCTGTGAAAGGATTAATTCTATCTGCTGGGTCTTCTTTAGTAGAGGGAACAACGTCTGGTCCTTCTATAAATCCTCCTTTAGCTTCTCCGGTCCGTGCTTTGCTTTTTAATTTTTCTGCACTACCAAAACCTAATTTATCAGAAATAGTAAGTTCTGGGTCTCTTAATCTTTCTATAGATTTTCTTGGTATTAACGGTTCGCCAGCTTCTTGCGTATCTTTTTCTTTTTGAAAACCAAAATCAATTACTGGAAGACCGTTAAATCTTCTTCTATACCAATCTAAATATCCGTCTAGTTGAATCGGTCCCATAGGTCCTTGTAAATTTTCTTTTTTAAATCTTTCAAATTTTGGTTCCGATATTTCTAACGGTACATATTTATTTTGACTTATTTTAGTTCTTGTACCTTGAGGAACCCCTGCATTTTCTAATATATTATTTATAGAAGTCCTATCAAGTCCCAATCTATAGGCTGAATCTACGGCTAATTTTATATCTTTGTAAGCATAATAATGATTTCTGTTTTGTTTTGCTACTTCAATTAATATATCGTTACCTGTTTTATTAGACTCAAATTGGTCATTTAGGTCTCTAGAAGAATCGTCATAAGCTCTTAAATATTGTTTAGCTTTTAATTCTAGTGATTTTTTTACATCTACTTTTTCAAATCTAAATCCAGTAAAGTTTGCAATCAGTTGTCCTTTTAAATCATAATCTTTTTCACCGGTTTTACCCACAAAAATCTTTTCTAAAACACTTTTTAAACCTCCATCTAATGCTTTATTATAATCTCTAGAACCCATAGTTGCTTTTGTAAATTTTGGAACCTCTCTAAAACCGCCCGGAATAAAAGGTTTCCATGCAATTTCTTCAAAAGCAATAGCTGCAAACTCTCCGGGAGTCGCATTGTCCCAGCCTTTTATTGGATAACCTTCTGATGTTCTTCCACGAATAACATTCATTATTCCTGCTGTCAACATCGCTTCACTAACAAAAGGTCTTGCAAACTCTGATACACTTTCTTGTATAGCTTCTTTTAATATTTTATCTAAATTTTCTTCTGAGTGTTTACCATGAGCAAATTTATATATAGCTGTTTGTAAAGGTCTTTTTATAACATCGTAAGGGTCTATAAAACTAAAGTCATTTTTATATAAGGTTCCATCTTTATCTCTGTAATAAATAAATTTTGAATTTTTGGAATAATCATAAGGGTCTAAATATCTAAGGGCTTCTTCTTCTTTATCACTAACCCCATGCCACATTTTAGTTGCAGTATTTAATCCTTCATTACCAAACATTCCTGCAACACCAAACCCTGCCAATCTTCTAGCTCCTCTTCTTCTGGTTGTTCCTAATAAAGGTCCTCCACTTAAAAACATTTCTTTTAAACCTTGCTCAACAATATTAACGCTTGTTCTAACCATTTCTGCTGGGAATGAAAAGTAATTACCGAATGGAAGTTTTCTTAATTGTTTAATACCAGTCGGAACTAATGAATAAGTAGGTATAGTATTTCTTACAATGTTTGCTGCTTGACGTTCTAAATCTTGCATGTATTGAGGATTAAATTTTATATACTCATCAAACGAAGCTGCTTTGCTACTGTTAGGAATTTTATATTTAACTTCTTTTGCTCCTTTTAAAAGACTGGCTAATTCCTGTTCGTAGTTTACTATTTTAAATAAATCATCTTCTGCAATATAAAGATTTTGAATATTTTTACCGTATTTTTTTAGAGTGTCTGCTTTACTTCCAAACGTTTTTAATCTAGAAGCTAAAAAATCATCAATCTTAGACTCTGATGCATCTTTTAAAAGTGCTTTAACATCCCCGTAACGAGCACCTGTGTTTACCAAATCTAGAGAAACTAATTTGTTATAATATGCCAACGACTCTTCCTCGCCCACATCTTTAAAATTTTTCTCATACAATGTTTTTATTGCCTTTTGAGAATCTTTAAACGGATTATTTCCGTTTGCCAAAGAAAAGAAAACTCCCCCTATGGTGTTTCTTAAATGTGTTATATGATTAAATACAGTTTTAGAAGCCTGTCCATACCCTTTAAATGCTAAGAAAGTTTTATACGCTTCACTCTTACCAATTTTTCCTAACAGCCCACCACGTTCACTAAACATCATAGCCATTTCTTTAGTCATATATTTTCCGTTTAACTTACCGTATTGTTTTCCCTTTAATTTAGTTGTGTATGCAATACCTGTGTCGGGGTCTACAAATCTTCTATTAAATATATGTCCTTTTAATCTTTTTTCACCGCCTTTTCTTTGCAGTCTTCCTTTTAATAAACTGTATGCTTCGCTTGCAAATTTTGTATCTTCAATAAAAGAAGAGACATGACTTATACTTTTTAATATATTTACAGTTGGGCTTTTAATTTCACCTAATAAAAGTCTTAACGGTTCTTCTATATCACCTTTTCTTTTTAACATACTTCTATTAGAACCAAAAAATCCGTCCATTCTACCAAAGTAATCTGTAGCATCTCCTTTTTCAACTGCTAATTTTAAAACATCATATACTTCATTTAATGCAATTGCATGTAAATTTTCAGGGTCCATATCTTTATATTGACTTTGTTTGCTTAAAGTCTTCATAAAATATTCTGTTGCAGTATCAAATTCTTTTTGATAAGGATTAGAAAGTTTTAATTTATTCTTAACACTATTTATATATTTTTTAAACCCTTCACTAACTCCCATAAAACGTTCAAACTCATTTAATCTTTTACGTGCTAATGCAGGACTTTCAAAAACTTCATAACTTCTATGCAACCATTTACCCATGTTATTAGAAATTGTTTCTTTTAACTCTTTTGATATTTGATTGTTTGGTAGCTGTAAAAACATCTCACTAAAATCATCTATTAAGCCTCTCATTTGCATTACGTCATTTCTTAATGCAGGAGGTACAAGTTTATTAAATTCTTTCTGAGCTTCATCAAAATCTTTTTTTGCCTGTTTCTTTGCATCTACAGATTTATTTAATGTTTTTCTACCTTCATCGGTTAATCCGGGAATATCATCATAATATGTTAATCCTTCATCTAAATTTCTAGCACTGCTGGTAGATAGTGCAGCAAATTTAGGGTCACTTAAAGCCTCTGTTATATTTGCTTCTAACTTATCTCTGTTTTTATATTTTTGTGTAGTTGTTACAAGATTATCAATTGTTGCTTCCATTTGTTTAACAACATTTTCTGTAGCATCTACCCATGCATTTTTAGAAGCCTCACTTTTATTAAAGACTTCAAATATTCTAGGAGTCATAAAGCCTCTAGATTTTACTAACTCTTGAAGACCTATTCCTATTCTATTTATTCCAAGCGTGCTTATTGCTCTTTTTAAAGTGTTGCTAGAAAATTGCCAAAGTTTAGATACATCTTCATCAGGTTTTTCTGCTAAATGTGGTGCTCTTTTATTACTATTATTAGACGCTGTTTTTAAAATATTTTTAAATATATCAGCATCTATAGAGCCTTTTTTCATC